CAGACAGAATTGGTGGAGGAGTATCGGAATACCTCGAACAATTTGCAGATGATATGTACAACTGGATGGTTCAACTCATGATGGTTTACTACACAGAAGAACATATCGCGTCGGTTATTGGCGCAAGTAACGCTAAAGAAATGGTCGTTATCCGCGCGTCGGATTTCAATCGCAAACTTGTCGTTTCGGTTAAAGAAGGCTCAACAATCCCTCATGACCCACTTACTCAGAGAAACGAGGCGGTTGACTTGTTCCAGCAGGGAGCTATCGATCCTCTTACTCTCTTCGAGCGTCTTGATATGCCAGACCCTCAGGCAACAATGGAACGTCTCATTAACTGGAAGATGAACCCACAAGGACTTCTCGGAGGCCAAGCTATGCCAGTAGCAGAAGCACCAATTCAATCTAACGATCCAATGAGCCAAGTACCAATAATATGAAACTAAAAGACCAATTCAAAGCGTTACAGGGAGAATCAGAGGAAGACATGTTTGAACTCTCAAGCTCTCAGTTAAAAGCAGTTAAGGACTGGGACGTTGGAGAGGAATACACCGTCGTCCTTAAATTAAAGCAGGTTTCTAAGGAGTTGGAAGATGATGGAACTATTTGTGCAGAATTCGAGATTTTATCCGTAAAGCAGCAATAATTTGTGTTATCGCCGCTACTACTTGATGAGGTATACGCATCTGGTGGTAGACGCGACACCATAAGTGTCTGGGTGCTAAATCATGGAGCTTCACCCACTTCATAAGCAAAAGTATGTCAGAAGTAGAAAACTTTTTTGCGGATATCAAGCGAGAAGGAACGAGTCTCGAAGATATGGAGAAAATAACTCCACCGGAGTCGCAACCCGAAACAAATGAAACGGAGAGTCCAGAGCCACCGCAGGAGGGCGCAAATACTCCTGACGAAAAGAAATTGGACTTCCATGAGCATCCACGCTTCAAAGAGATTATTGCAGAAAAAAATGCTGCACAAGCTCTTGCGAAGGCTCAAGCCGAAGAACTGGCTAAATTTAAGTCAGAATTCGAGTCGTGGAAACAGACACCTAAAGAAGAAAGCTCTGTACCTGAGTGGTTCAAGTCAATCTATGGCGACAGCCCCGAAGCGTACAAGCTACATCAGCAGCACGAGAAAGACTTAATCCAACAGGCAAAAGTTGAAGCACTGAAAGAGATTGAGGCTTCAAAGTCTCAGGCTCAAGCAGAAGAACAAGCAGCAAACCAATGGTTGGAGGATTCTATAACAGAACTCCAAACTCAGGGATTGAAGTTTGAACGCAACAAACTTTTGAAGATCGCTCTCGAATACTCGCCAACAGACGAAAATGGCAACCTTTCAATGAAGAAAGCGTACAGTATTTATGAGAAGTTAGAAGCAGCAGAAGGAAATGACAAATCAGAGGCTCGCAAAAAACTTGCTTCTATTGTTACACCGGACTCTTCTAACGTAAGCGAAGGAAAAAAAGACTATCTTACAGCTGATGATATTCGCAAAATGGGTGGCTGGTCAGGAATTAAATAAAATATATGGCATTCGGCAATCGAATTCTAACAACGACACAAGACAAGATGGCCCCAATTCTTGTTGATACCGTTCTTAACTCGAACGTATTTGCGGGCAAAATGCTTAAGGCAGCTAAGCCTTGGCGTGGTGAAAAAATGAAGTTCCCAGTTAAGACTGCAAAGAACACAACTGGTGCATCATTTTCTGGTTTTGATACTCTTTCAACATCAGCAACAAACAACCGCGTAAACATGGAATACTCACCAAAGAACTACTCAATCGCAGTAGCACTTCCATTTGATGAGCTTTCAGTTAACGCAACAGCAGAAAAGGTTATCGACCTTGCTTCTGTTGAAGTACAGTCAGCTGCTCTCGATATGGCAGATGACATCGGTACTCTCTTCTGGTCAGACGGTACAGGTAACGGTGGTAAGGACTTCCTTGGTCTTGGTGCTATCGTTGACGATGGTTCTTCTGTTGCTACAATCGGTGGACTTTCACGCTCAACATACCCAACTCTTGCAGGTACAGTAACATCTTCGAGTGGTCCTCTTTCACTTGCTAAGATCCGTACTTTGTACAATGCAATTTCAAGTGGTTCAATTCGCCCAACATCTGCTTACGGTACAGAAGCAGTATATGGATTCTACGAAGCTCTCTTGCAGCCACAGGAACACATCATGAAGACAGATTCAATGATGAAGAGTGGTATGGCTGGTGGTACTGGTTTCTCGACACTCCATTTCCAGGGTATTCCAGTATTTGCAGATGAGAAATGTACTTCTGGTCAGTTCGTATTCCTTAATGAGAACTTCATTGAGTGGTATGCTCTTCCATTTGCTAACACAAAGCCTATTCAGTACAAAGCTCAGATTGACGGTGTAGACACTTCATCTGTTATGGGTCTTGGTTTCTCATGGTCTGACTGGATTATTCCTTCAAACCAGGCTGCTGTTGTTGGACATGTTTACCTCGCTGGTGAATTGGTAACAACTGATCCAAAGCGCCACGGAAAACTCACAGCAATTACAGGAGTTTAATCACTAACTATCGCCTTTGACGCTGCTTCTTAAAAGATGACGGCAGAGGGAAAAATACAAAGGATATGTCTCAAAACTTAGAAGATTTCATTCCAGTAGTTAAATACGCTGGTTTGAACACAGAAAAAAATGTAACCATTAACGCAAATCTTACGGTTACTGGCACAACTACAATCGCTGCGCAAACGCTTACAGACCTAACAACGACTGGTAATACAATCCTCGGTAACGCTGTTTCAGACACAACGAGTATTACAGGTGCCACAACGATCACAAGCACATCAGCTTCTGCTCTCGTAGTTGGCCCTAATGGCGCAACAAACCCAGCTTTGAAAGTCGTGGCTTCGACAGCTTCGATGATCAACGGTATCCAGGTAACTGGCTCTGCTGCTAACGGTGTTGTAGCTGTTGCTGCGGTTGGTGGAGATACTCACGTTAACGTAAGTCTTGCCGGAAAAGGTAGTGGTGCTGTTCTCATTCGCTCTTTTGCAATGGAATACCAGGGTGCTCAGACAGCTAAAACTGTTTCTGCAACTCTTACAGCTGCTGAACTTGCAACACAGATCATTACTGTTAACCAGGGTGGTGGTGCTACTTCTGCTTTGCAGCTTCCAGTTGCAACAGACTTAGACGCTCTTATCCCAGTTTCTGCTGCTAATGACGCGTTTGAATTCTCGGTTATCAATATCTCAACAACAGACGCAGAAGATGCTTCTGTTACAACCAACACTGGTTGGACATTGGTTGGTAACATGGATATTCACGCTTATAGCGCAGCAGGTAGCTTAAACTCATCAGCACGCTTCTTGGCTCGCAAGACAGGTACTGGTGCTTGGACTCTTTATCGTATCGCTTAATCTAAAAACTATGGCTTCAATTCTTACAGGCAACCCACAGGTAGCCGCACAGCCAATTTTCTCAAGCTCATCTGTTCAGATGCATGCTCTCGGAGAAAAAATGGTAACTCCTGATGGTCGCTCATTCCGTTACGCAAAATGTGGTGGTACAGCTCTCGTTCCTGGAAAACTTTACCAGGCTCCTGCAGAAGTAACTAACCATCAGGACGTTGTGCCAGCTGCAACAGCTATCGGCGCAACTTCAGTAACAGTTACTCTCGGAAATACAGCAGCAACTGCAAACCAGTATGCTGGTGGTTATCTCGTTGTAACAGTTACTCCAGGACAGGGTTATTCATACCTTATCAGCTCGCACCCAGCAGCTGACGCTTCAGCAACTTTGACTTTGTCTCTTGTAGATCCAATTTTGGTAGCTCTTACAGCTTCTTCAAATTGTGACCTTGTTTCGAACGCTTACAATGCTGTTGTTGTAAACCCTACTACAGCTACTTCATGTGTAGCAGGTGCAGCAGTTTACCCAGTTGCAGCTAGTGAATTTGGTTGGTTGCAGGTAGGTGGTGTTTGCCCTCTCCTTGTAGACGATCAGACAATTGTTGTTGGTACTAACGTAGCAGCTTCAAATCAAGCAGCAGGTGCTATTGAACCTCACACTGGCGTACAGCAGATCGTTGGACGCGCAGTAACAGGTGGTGCAACTACAGAATATGTAGCTGTTAACCTTCTCCTTGCCTAACTTTAATCGGGGGAGCCTAAAAACTCCCCCCTCTAGGGTGCTATTCCAGCCTCACCCACTGGGCTAATGGTGCATACTCGCCTCACCACCGAGATACTATGGAATCAAAAATCTTTCTAAACTGGTCAAATGAAGAGTTCGTAGGCATGTGGGATTCAGTCCCATATAAGATCAAGGCAGGTCAGAGCGTTTACTTAGAAGACTGGAAAGCAAACCACTTCGCTAAACACTTGACCGATCGTGAACTCCAGAAAGCTGGCTACGGAACCGCTGACCAACGCCGTGGACAATTCTATGCTAAATGTTTTGTTGAAGAGGTAGAAGAAGTAAACGCTCCTGAAACAGAATCAGTAGAAGAATTGCCAGTTGAAACACAAATCTTAAATAAGAATAAAAAAATGGGTCGTCCAAAGAAGGTAGTAGAACCAACTGAGGAATTTGAAGGCCTTAAAGAATAAACTATATGGGTAATGTCGTCGCTCGTGCTGATCAAGCTAATACCCCGTCAATCGTGACAACCACGGGCGACGTGTTAGCCGCAGATACATCTCGTCGTGGATTCGCAATCCAAAATGTAGGTCAGGTTCCAGTATTCGTTCGTCTTGGTACAGGTGCATCAACAAGTGTGTTCCACTTTGTTCTTAAGGGCGGTACTGCAGACTCAGACGGTCTTGGGGGTAGTTTGATGATGTTTGATGGTGCTACTTACGCTGGAATCGTTTCAGCAACTGTAGCGTCGGGAACAATGAAGATCGTTATAACAACGTACTAGTATGAAAATGGAACAGCCGGACATTGAATCAGCTGTACAGCAAATGGAGCAGCTTAGAAACCAAGCTACTATCTATGAGCAGGAATCTTTACGCTTCCGCAAGTTAGTAGTTGCAGAAGAATACGCTTTAGGACAACTCCTAGCTCAAAAGTCAGACCTTAATAAAGAAATCCCAGAACTTCAGGAAAAAAAGAAGGTTGCAGAGATTGAACTTTCAGAAGTTCTTAAAAATAAATATGAAGTTGAAGAAGTTATCTTTGCTAAAGAAGATATTGCTCGCTCTCGTGAAGAAGCTCTTGCCAAAAAAGAAGAGGACGCGAAAAAGCGCGAAGAAGCTCTCGTAGAAAAAGAATCGCTCTTAGAACGCACGCAGAGTGCTCTAAATGAGGCTGTAATCGAAGTAGATGCATTAAAGGCTAAATTGTCCGCAGACAAGATTATTCTTAAAGAAGCATTAGATAAGCTCGTATGATGCAAAATCCTGGCATAGTTTCAAGTGGCTTGCCAGTTGTCGTATCTGGCGTAGTCAGTACAAAAACAGCTCTTACAGCGTCTAGCCCTACTTTTGCGACTGTAGGTGTAGCTTCCGCGACAGCCGTAGCCTCGAACGCTAACAGAAAAGGGCTTATCCTCACAAATACATCAGTTGGAGATATTTCACTGGGTATCGGAGCAACTGCGGTTCTAAATAGCGGTATTACTTTGTGGCCAGGTGGTGTATGGGTCATGGACGAATATAACTTCACTACGGGGCAAATAAACGCCATTGCATCGGTTGCTGCGTGTAATCTTTCTATTCAAGAACTAGTATGATATTCAATCCTGGGGTTGCTTTTAGCGGAACGACTACAACTGACAACGCTATTGTGCGCTGGGATTCGACGACCGGTAGATTCATACAGAACTCAATGGGTACGATCAGCGACTCAGGTTTTATGAACGGTATTCTAGGTCTTGATACGACTGATACCGATATTACTTTTTACGCCAACTCAACCACAGGTAGCGATTCTTATGATGGAACAAGCGCAACATTTGTTTCCGGTACAGTTGGCCCTAAACTTACACTTGACGGGACTAACGGGCTTTTCTCTATCGTCCCCTTAATCGGGCCTGGTATTGTTACACTAAATCTGGTTGGGACTTTTACAAGAAGCGGGACAACAGTTTATCGTCTTCCTTCAGTTTTTAATAAAAAAGGAGACTCTGATTTTCCTTCTATTATTCGAGTTACGGGAGATGTAGCAAATCCGTCTAATGTTATTTTAAGAAACTTTTCATCGACAGGTTCGATGTACGCAGCTAATGTAGGTACAAATCTTTGGGACTTTGACGGTGTTACGTTTGATGACGGGCGTGTTGGTATATCTTCTATTGGTGGATATGTGCGTTTCAAGAATGTTTATGCTACGAATATCCGTGATGGTGGCCCTTATTTTCAAGCAGCTCGTGGTGGTGTATTAACTTTGGGTGCTGCGACCTTACCGCTTACTTTTTCTTGCAATGCGACGGGTTCAATAACAGCTATTGTTTTTGCAGCACAGATTTATGGTTATTTAGACTGGCAGCCTAATCAAACTGTTACAATTTCAGGAATTAAGAATAATTCAGGAATTTCAATCGGTGGGTTTGGGCGCATGGTTCATACAAACGGAACAATTATTATCAACGGAGACGCAACGGTTGGTGGGGATGTAGGAGTTCAGGTTACAGGGTTTGGTTTTGTAACAATGCGAAATCTTACCATTGATAAAATGACTAATGCCTCTAGCACGCGTCAGTGTGGAGTGTACATGACAGATTCATTTTCAAGCTGGCTTCAAGTTGGTGGAACAACTCTTACAGTTACAAACTCAACCCGCGGCATATTTTTAACGCCTATCTCTAAATGGAGAGATTCAAGTGCTGCAACGTATACATTTACAACAGTTACAACTCCCGTAACAGTTTCACATGGTGCAGTAGCAGATTCAACAAATACCTTTAGTGGTGCAGCGATTACCTATGTTTCTGGTGGTTCTGCGACCGCTATTCATGGCTACGATGATCGCTACATGAAAACTACTGATTATGCTCAAACTTTTCTTTTAATGGGTGGCTAATATGAAAATTCTAAATTGGTTCAAAATGTGTCGAGATGTCTACTTCTATGTTGAGAGAAACAAAGAACTCTTAAACAAACTTGCCGATGAGTTTGAAGAAAAACGAGCAGCGTATAAAGCAGAGCTTGTAGAGATAATGCGCAAGATTGAAGCAGCTAATGAGTTTTACGAAGCGAAACAATCTGCTTTAGATGGAATTGCTCAGCAAAATGAGTCCTTTGAGAAGCGCAATAAACGTGTAAAAAAATAATATGGCACAAGCATACAAAGTTCTAGGTCAAGTAGCCCCAACAGCTGCAACGCTCACAACACTTTATACAGTGCCTGCTTCTACATCGTCAGTTGTTAGCACAATAACAGTTTGTAATACATCAGCGGTTGCGACGACCTATCGTATTTCAATTCAGGTAGCAGCTGCAGCGGATAACGTAAAACAATACATCGCTTACGATGCGCCGATCGCTGCAAACGAAACAAAGTCTTACACAATTGGAGTTACTCTAGCAACAACAGATGTTCTTAAATGCTACGCGACACTAGCAACGGTTTCATTTAGTGCGTTTGGTGCTGAAATTACCTAATATGGCAATAAACTCAAACATTCCCGATGTAGACGTAACAACAAAAGGAGTTTTCGGTGAAGAAATATCGGCTCATAAAACACCGGTTGTTCAGATTTCAAATAAATATAGAATTGACCCTGCAAACCTTACAGAAAGACTTGAAATTTACGAGGGTACGGGTGGAACTGCAGATAACAATGGAAATCAATACCGTTGTCAATCAGGTGTTTCAGTTGGAGGATATGGAGTTGTTAGAAGTAAACCAACGCTTAATTATCACGCAGGACAAGGAGTTGAGTGTATGATTACAGCTTCTTTTACGGCTGGCGTGGCTTCTTCTCTTCAGTTCGCAGGTATGTTTTCTCTAACAGAGACACTTGCATTTGGGTATGATGGTGCTAATTTCTCTTGTCTTCACTCATACAACGGGGCAGCCGAAGTTCAAGCAATACGAGTAACGGTAGCAGCAAGCGCGGCAGCAAATTGTACAGTTACTCTCGATGGTGACGCTTTAGCTATTGCACTCACAATCGCAACCGCAGAAACAAACGCTGAACAAATCAGAGCAGCCCTCGCAGCCGATGCAACACTCAGTGGCAAGTGGAGATTTGAACAAATAGATGACACTGTTTTGTGTATCTCTAAGACTGTTGGAGACAAATCAGGGACAATGAGTTTTGCAGCTGGCGGCACAGGCGCAACAGCAACGCTTACAGAAAGAACCGCTGGTGTTGCTAAAACAGATAATCATAAAGCGCAAGCTAGTTGGGACTACGCCCCTTTCAGTGGTTTCGATCCAACAAAAATGAATATCTATAAAATTGAGTTTGGCTATCTTGGTGCTCTTGGTGCGCAATATTCAATCTTCAATCCAAACACAGCTAAATTTCAAAAGGTGTATACGATGAAATGGGCAAACGCAAACACAGTAGCATTTCTTGGAAGCCCTAATTTCAAGGTTGGTTGGACTTCTGCAAGTCTTGGAAGCAGTGGATCGAACCTCACTGTCCAAGGAGCAAGTGCTGTACTTCAAGTTCAAGGTGATGAAGTTATTAAAAACGATACTCATGCAGCTGTTTATACAAAAGCAAGTGTCAGTACAACTCTCACAAATATCCTAACAATAAAAAATAGAGCTGTTTTTGGAGATAGATATAACCTTGGAAAAGTACGCCTTATTAAAGCTCTTGTAGAAAACGAACATAATAAAGGGCTTGTTGTTGAAGTTCTTAGAAATGCAACGGTTGCTGGAACACCTAATTTCCAGTATCACGATGAGTTTAATTCTATTGTTGCAGTAGACTCGGCTGGAACAACAGTAACTGGCGGTGAGTTGATTGATGTTTTACCTGTTGCAACATACGGGTCTGCAACACTTGACTTAGATGTTCTTAAAACTCAACTCTTCCCAGAAGAAACATTGACATTTGCTGCTAGAACAGTTAGTGGTATAGCAGCCAATACCACTGTTTCTACAACATGGGGAGAAGAAAAATAAACATGCTATAATATACTCCTATGAGCAAAGTCGTTTCCTATACAAAGTTTGTAGAACTTACACCTCAACCTCCTGCTGAGAAAGTTTACGATCTTGATGAGGCTATTTCTAAATACGAAACACATAAACAAAAAGCTGATTTCTGGCTTGACATTGTAACTCGTGCACGCGCAGCCGGTGCTCGCACACGTTCTGAACTCACAGCCGCTGAATTAGTTGAAATTCAACCAACTGAAACAATGTAATATGGCGGACTCAAGAGAACTCGAAGAAATAAAGAAACTAGAAACATCTTTTGAAACTTTCAAACGAGATAATGCTGCTACTATGGAGAAAGTGTGGGGGGCTATCGGCGGACGGGTTGAATGGAGCAAGTTTTGGGCTATCTTGATGTTCATGTGTACGATTGTTGGTGGGATGTTTTGGCTTGTTTATAATAAGATTGACTCGGTAAGCGAAAAACAAGACTACTTTTTTGAAAAACAAAACGAGAAAACAACATCAATTCGCGAAGACCTCTCATCAGTAAACACAATTATAAAAAGTCTCAATTTTAAGGTAATCAAGTAATATGAAAGTTGAAGTATCTCGCAAAAAACGCCCTGTTATCGAAGTCCAACGCAGAGCGATCGAGGTTCAGCTCAAAAAGTCTCCTAAAGTAGATAAAGACAAAGCTAAGTACACTGCTTAATATGTTTACATCTAAACCTCTCGACAACTGCTACATCAACCAGCTTTTTGGAGATAACCTCGTATCGTTTTATAAACAGATGGGACTTAAAGGACACAACGGTTTGGATTTCCACGCAGAAATGGACACTCCTTGCTATGCAGTATTCGACGGTAAAGTAATCAAAGCCTCAACTGAAGATAAAGAATCACTCTCAGCTGGACGCTATATTTGGATCGAAAGCACACCAGCCTTAGAAGACGGTGTAATGACGTTCTACAAGGCCGTATACTTCCATCTGAACCACGTTGAGGTTAAAGAGGGTGATTCGGTCACATCTGGACAAAGAATCGGTCTGACGGGCAATTCTGGTCAATATACTACAGGCCCCCATCTTCACTTCGGAACATACAAATATATTCTAAAAGACGGACAATATGTAAACCCTAATCTGAATAATGGTTATGGAGGCGCATTTAATCCTGAAAAAGTTTTGAAGCAAGAGTGGCTCAATAACTCTGCCAAGAAACAACTATCCTATGACTTCTATATCTTTGAGGGCAAAATCCTTAAGGAGGAAAGTAAACCTGAGTGCTATCTTGTTAAGGGTCAAAAACTTCATCTCTTCACTGACGAGCTTTCACTTTGGACAAACGGTTACAATTTATCCCAAGTTACCAAAGTTAGTGACGGAGCTTTTGAGGAAGCAGTTTTTGGCGAACCAATCAAAGTCGGAAATAAAATCGACGCACAAACATTAAAAGAAATGATCGCCATCTTCGGCAATGAACCAGATCGGGCAACTACTCTTTTCCAAAAGTATTTTTAGAAGGAGACTTTTTTCGTGGCGAAGAATAAAGTGCTTTTTCGAGTGGCCATCCTTTTGTAATTCTCCAAAGAATCCTATTTTTGGGAATATGGGTTACAAAAGACCAGTCTGTAATTGTTAGACGCTGATTATTAAACTCAATATAGTGGTTATTTCTTCTATTTCTTGCTTGTTCAAATGAGGATGCCCACCTACAATTTTCTTTACAATAATTTCCATTAAAATCAATGCGATCTATTGAAAAACCTGGTTTCCACCCGTTGGCCATATCAAGATAAAATGTATCAAAATTAAGCCAGGTGTCGCAGATTGTTATGCCTCGGCCACCATAGTTACCATAACTTCTATGTTTTTTATACAAACAACGCTCCTTCATAGATTTCCAGGTTTGAAAAATTCTTTTTTTACTCTCTGACCACTGTTTTGCTGTTTCACCATGTCTTGTTATACACCCACAACTAAGTTTTCCAGACCTTACAGCATTGACACGAAGCTCAATATCTTTTCCACAAACACATGTAAAAAACCAAACAGAAGATCCAAACTTATCTATTCTAGAAAATCTCCTTGCCTCTAAGTAATTTATTTTTTGTCCAATCTGTAATGTCTTTGGTTTCATATGTGCTATAATTATTGCGTGAAGCCTACTATCTATAATAGAACTATAGCATGAAAAAACTATTTAATAAACAATTATTCTCTAAATACTTCTAATATGAACTCAAAACTTTATTTTCTCGACCACAGGGACGCAATCAAAAGTCTCATCACATCAGTTCTTACAGCGTCAGTTGCTACACTATCGATGCTTGTTCAGAACAAAGGGTTTGACCTTACCACGCAGGACGTAAAACTTGTTGGAGTTGCAGCAGCTACAGCATTCCTCGGCTATCTTTTGAAGCAGCTCGGAACTGATGAAAAAGGTAAGTTCCTTGGCAAAGTATAAATATGCGGCTCCTATCTACTAACGAACTAGAGACAAAGCGTCGCCAACAAGAAGCACAAACGGTCATGCGCGGTGCTAAAGTTGCTAGTCTAGTAGATGGCCAAATCAAGAAGTTAAACGCGTCTAGGGACGAATTAGAGGCCTTTAAGAAAGCCCACGAAGAGAACCAACAGAAGTTCCTTGATGAGAATCTTCAAGAAAGACTAAAGGCAGAACGAATCTTGAAAGACTTACAAGATCAGTGCGCTATTGCCTTAAAACCTATCCGGCTAGAGCGTGAAGAGTTGGAAGAGACAAAAAAGACTGTCGAAGAAAAACTATTAGCAGCTCAACACCTTGAACAAGAAGCTGCACGGAAACTTAATATAGCAAGGCAAAAAGAAGCTACAAACAAAGGGACTGAAAAAGAGCTTAAACTAAGTCTTCAACAGATAGAGAACGGACTTCAATCATTGGAACGTCGGGAAAAGATAATCAAGCTAAACGAAACCGAGCTAGAGGAACGTAAACACGACTTTGAGCTTGATATTTTAAGAAAGTACGAAAACGTAGACAAAAAGAAAAAGGAGGCAGAAGACGCAATCGCAGTCTATACAGCTAAATCAGGGCTACTTGACGAGGATAGAGAGTTACTAGCTAAGGAGAAAATCCAGCTTGAAAGTAGAGAGAACGCGCTAAAAACAGCTTTCGAGATAGCAAGAAAAAAAGGTATAATGTAAACATATGGAAGCTCCACGAGACTCAAATTATAAACCAACTGCACTGGCAACAAGTAGTACCGTAAGTACAACTGTTTTGCCTATCCAAATCGACCCTGTTACGGGTTATTTATTGGCTGAAATCGTTTAATTATGCCTAGAAAAGGACAAAAGCATTCTCAAGAGGCAATTAAAAAAATTGCTGACTCCCATAGAAAACCAATGGTTGAGCTTACTTGTACTCAATGTGGGAATAATTATCTGCAATATCCTTATCGTGCTCTTATATCTTTTAACTGTTCCAAAAGCTGCATGTTTTTAAGTATGCGTGGTAAGAAGGCCTGGAATAAGGGGTTGGGTACAAAGTATGACATGCGCGGTTACAAGACAATTCCCGTTACAAAACAACTGGAACATCGAAAAATAATGTGTGACGCGCTTGGTCGTGAGATGGGGAAAAAAGAGGTTGTTCACCACTGTGACAAAAATAAAAAAAATAATTCTCTAAATAATCTTCAGTATTTTAAGAATCATGCGGCGCATAAACGTCTTCATCACTTTGCTGCAAGACATAAAATAGATATGATATTATTACGGTTTGAACAACCGTGGCTTGAAAAGGCTAATCAAATAACACTGTGAGCGATGCAAAACGGGACTCAAATCGAGTAACAAGTTTGATGGGTGTAAGCTCAACAGACGGGACAACACCGCTTCCAATTTTAATAAATCCTGCAACAGGACGTGTTTTAATTTCTGCAACGATTGCCGATAACACAAGCACGCAGAAAGTAATTGTCGCTAAGGCAGGAACTACCGTTGGTACGAGAGATAAAATCAACTTCATTGAGGGGTCTGGGGTTACTCTGACAATGGCAGATAATGCAGCTTCTGATAGAGTTGATGTTACAATCGCAGCAACTGGTGGTGGTACTGGTACTGTAACAGATGTTTCTGTCACAGCAGCTAATGGATTTGCCGGAACTGTTGCTACAAGCACAACAACTCCGTCAATTACACTCACAACGACGATAACAGGTGTTTTGAAAGGAAATGGAACAGCAATGTCTGCGGCGACCCCTAGCACAGATTATGTAGCTCCTGGTGTTATTACGACAAGTGGTCTCACAATGAACACAGCCCGTGTTCTTGGGCGTGTTACAGCTGCTGTTGGAGCAATCGAAGAACTAACAACATCTGGTTCTGGGAATGTAGCGTTTACGACCTCTCCTACGTTTGTAACACCGACTCTTGGGGCTGCTTTAGCTACTTCAATCAATAAGGTTGCTATTTCAACTCCAGCTACTTCTGCAACACTTACATTAGCAGACGGATCTACACTCGCTACGTCTGGTGCTTTTTCAACTACTCTTACAGCTTCGGCAGCAACAAATGTTACACTTCCTTCAACAGGAACTCTCGCAACACTCGCAGGAACGGAAACTCTTACAAATAAACGAATCACTAAGCGTCTAGTTACTACAACAGACGACTCAACTGCTGTAATTGATGTTGACGTGACGGATGTTTACCAATTAAGTGCGATCTCCAATAATACGACTTTTTCTACAACAGGAACTCCAACCGATGGACAGTCTTTGATTATTCGTTTCAAAGATGCTGGTGCAGCAAAAACACTTTCTTGGACTGGGTTTACTGCGATTGGAATCACTCTTCCTAATACAACAGTTATAAGCAAATGGGGCTATGTAGGTTGCCAATATAATTCAGCTGCTGCGACGTGGCACGCGATAGCGTATGCCTTAGAAGCTTAATATGGCGATTGCTTTTGACGCAAAATCGGATAATAACTTTTCAGCAGCAACATCTGCGACTCTTGCTCATACCGCGACGGGGAGCAATGGTTTAGTATTTGTCGGTGTGTCAAATGCGCTAGGAGTTACTTGCACAGGGGTTACTTGGGACGGAAACGCAATGACACAGGTTGGTTCTAGTCAAACGCTAACAGGAACGTCAGAGGTATCAGTTTGGTACTATTTTGCTGGTTCGTTTGCTGGAACATCTAAAAACGTCATTGCTTCATTTGGAAGTTCTGCGACATCTCGTATTAGAGTTACTACCTATACAGGTGTAAAGCAGTCTGGTATTGATTCTTCGGCGCAAACCGCAGTTGGTGGTGGCGATCCTTATACACTGACAACAACAGTCGTACAATCTGATTGTTGGGTTGCTGCATTTGTTAAGAACAACACAGATAACATGACCGCTGGATCCGGAACTACTATAAGAACTTCTAGTACGACATCAGATGACAGTGCGCTTATTGCAGATTCTAACGGTACAGTTGCGACAGGCTCTATTTCCTTAAATTACGACGTGCCTGCTGCGAGCACCTCTGTTGGGTCAATAATTTCATTTGCAACAGCTACAGCGTCCACAGCAAACTCAAACTTCTTTCTTCTGCTTTAATATATGAAAAGCTATCTTACACTCAGGAACCTATACGGCTCTTGGACTAACAATACAACAACATCGAATCTTTTATTAGCGGATCAGATGATAAATGACGGCACAAGGAAGATTTTGTCAGACCGTAATGACTGGCCATTTTTAGAAGCAACTGCTACTTTCTCGACAGTCGCTTCTACTCAGTTTTACGACCTCCCTTATAATGTTGATAAGATAAAAAGCGTGACAGTTGTAAACGGAAACGTAAGATATACTCCGGTTGAAATATCATCTCGTGACGAGTGGGACACCCTTAATCTTAATACTTCGGTAACATCAAACATACCTGAGTATTTTTATATCTACGCCGGACAGGTTGGATTTTGGCCTACACCGTCAACTTCTTCTCTTACTGCGACAGTAAGCTATAAGAAAGGAATGAAAGATTTGTCAGCAACAGACTACACTACTGGAACAATTTCAATCACGACCGGAACAACTGTCGTAACAGGAGCCGGAACTACATTTACTTCTGCAATGGTAGGACGTTGGCTCAAAACTACCGATGGTTATTGGTATCAGATAGCTTCGTTTACAAGCACAACCGTTATTGGATTGGATAAGATTTACAACGGTGCAACGATTGCCGGAGCTTCGTTTACAATCGGTGAAATGTCAGAACTTCCTGAATCTTATCAGGACTTGCCTGTTTATTACGCAGTATCTCAATACTGGCAAACTAATGGTGAAATCGCTCGCGCGAGAGAGTATAAAGGACTTTTTGACGAGGGGCTTTTGAAACTTCGCCTTGATTGGGGCAACCAGTCTTCTAATGTTGAAATTAACGGAATGCGGTCAGTTATCAATCCGAATCTTACGCTTACTCTATGACGAGCTTTGAAGATGTTGAAAACAAAGATGGACAAATTATTACAGCGAATCTTGTTTCGACTCTTCCAGCGACCGCAGCGAACTATGGGGCTTTCTTCACAGCAATAGCCCCTTGCGAAATCATGGGTATTGTAGAGAGGCATGGAACACTTGGTACAGACGGTGGAGCTGTTACTTTACAGGTTGAAAAACTCGTAACAGGTACAGTAAAAGGATCTGGTACTAATATCTTAACGACAGGCTTCGACCTTAAAAGTACGATCGATACTCCAGTTTTCAAGACGACTAAGGACTTCGTAGCAAGTTCCTACGTTCTAAATAAAGGAGACGCTCTAGCTCTAGAAGTCACAGGAACCCCTACAGCTGTCGCGGATTTACAAGTAACTTTAATCATTAAACGCCGAGGAAAGGGCGACTATCGAATCTAATATGGCACAAGTAACAAAAGATAGAATTCGCTGGGACGGTGATGATTGGCTCTCTGGGATTATTCCGCAATACGCGGCTACTAGCACAGGTACAGCTGCTACCTTAACAACTGGTAAGGGTTTCGCGTTTGCACGCAACGTAGACCCAATGAGAAGCCCTGGTTATATCCAGCCGGGATGTACGGGAGCTAATGCAACAAATAATTCTGTAATTGACGGGTATCTTAAAAACGCTGTTCCTAATGGATTAGTCGCTTATGCAATCGGTGGGGCCAAACTTCATGAAATTACAATATCTTCTAATACCGTAACAAATGCAGGTGCTTGGCCGCACACAATAACTCCTCATGGGCACGCGAGCGCAGACGGGCAAGATGTTGCACTTTATTATATTGGATCGACAAAGTACCTTTTCTATTCATGGAACGATAACACAGACGGCGATGTCGGACGTTTTGACCTATCAGCGACTTTTGATGATGACTGGATGTCGACGGTTCCAGCTTCGGGAGCTGTGCTTTCTAAAGACTACCCACATCCGATGATTGTTGGAGATGATGATATTCTTTACATCGCAAACGGAAAAAATCTCGCTTCTTTTCAGGGTCAAACAGGAGCAAACGGTACTTTTAATCCTTCTGCTCTCGACTTGCCAAATGACTACGTTATTACGTCGTTTGCAAAACTCCCTACATATCTTGTTATTTATGCCTACAAATCGATTGCAGGTACAGGTACAAACTTCTATCGTTCAGTTGCGACGGCATTTATTTGGGACTATGTATCAGACTCATTTACTCGTGCTTACGATTTAGACGGAAATTATGTAGCGGGAGGGTTTAACTACAACGGTTCCGTGGGTTGTTTTGTTCAAGGAAACTCTCCTGAACTTGGATCTAATAAATTAAGCCGGTTAATGCTTTTCAATGGCTCTGAATTTGAGTCAAAGTTTAGATTCAGACAGAATATACCTCAATGGGGAAGCGTAGAAGTTATTTCAAACTGTATCTATTGGCTTTCTGGTCTCTCAGGTGGATCTTCTGTTATCTATCAATTCGGCAGTCCTTACGAAGAGTTTGACAATAAATTCAACTATATTTCAGAAGCGGGTGGAGAATCAACCGGTATGCTTCGGGAACTTTCTTCTGGCTCTCTTTTTGTTTCATCGGGAACTACTACATCGGGGGGACTGCAAAAGTTTGCTGGAACTGGATATGCGTCAAATTCTCAATTCACAACTCCAAACGTAAACCTTTCTTTCCCTGAAAACTCTCAAGCTCGTGCGAAGACTATTAAGATTTATTGGGGCAATGTTTCTACTACTCACACAGTAACAGTCAATCTCTTGACAGACAGAGGAAACACAACTACCACGATCGTCTCTGCTTTAGGCAGTAACGTCTCAACGCTCACAAAGTATGAGGAGGCTTCAAACGGCGATCCGCTTCCACGATTCGATAGCATCGCTCTCAATGTCTCATGGGACACCACATCTTCAACTAATGCTCCTCCTATTATACAAGCAGTAGAAGTATTGTTTGAGAATGCAAACGTAGACTGATATAATGAACTTATAAAATATGGCTTCAATTTCCTCACTATTAAATGGTTCTGCTGCGGTATCTCGGGCACTCGGGGCACCTAGTTCTATTACAAACGCACTTTCTGGTGCTGGTAAGTTTGCCTCTTCTTTTGGAAAAGCGAAAGACGTTCTTGCTGCGCCTGCGTCTCCGAACTTAAAAGCTGGGCTTTATGATGTTGGAATGTCGCTTCTTAATCCGACAGCACTTACAAATCCTTTGAAAAATCCAGTTGTTACAGCTGGTAAAGCACTTTTAAGCTCTTCACCAACACAGCAGGCACTCAAAGCTCCCGTAACTCCAGCTGTTCAAAAACAGGTTATTCAAAATAATCTCGCTCCAAAAACACAAACAAACGCTCCAGCGTTTACAGCTCCGGTTACACAACCTCCTGCTCCGACCTATACCGCACCTACTACAACAGGTGGCGCAGCGATGAAACAAAATCCTGATGGAACTTTTAGCCTTGCACAAACCCCAACTCCGACACCACAGGTTCCAACTCCGCAAGCTCCAGCTGCTCCGACACAAAGAGATATTTATTTGAAACAAATTTCCGACTCTCTTCAGCAAACTCCCGATGAACTTTCTTATCAAGACAAACTTGCAGCTCTTCAAGCTCAACAGGCTAATTTGGCCGCTAGTGAACAATTAGGACTAAATAAGATTCAAGACCAAGCTATTGCAATGCCATTCATTACAGGACAGCAGGCAGCCTTACAGAGAAGCGTAGCAGGTCAAGAACAAGCATTACAGGCTCAACAAGTTCCACTTCAGACTAGACTTGCTCAATTACAGGCTGATCGTGCTAGACAAGCAGAAGTTGGTAAACTTGGATTAGAATATACTAAGCCAGAAGAAGGCTTTACTTTGGGAGAGGGTCAGACACGATTTGACGCAGCTGGAAATAAGATTGCAAACACACCTGCTTCTGCTCCAGCGATGACACCTTACCAGCAGGCGCAGTTAGATTTAGAACGTCAAAAAATGGCAATCGGCCAAAAGCCAACTGAGGCTCAGTCCAAAGCGTCTTTGTTTGCTGCGCGTGCACAACAAGCAAATCCAATTCTAGATCAATTAGGTTCGAGCTTTACAGGTGTTTCTTCTCTGGTTGGTGGTGTTCTCCCAAATATATTTAAGGGGGAAGATAGACAGCTATTTGAACAAGCAGAAAAGAACTTTATCAATGCGGTACTTCGCCGTGAATCTGGTGCAGCTATATCTCCTTCTGAATTTACAAATGCCCGTGGTCAATATATTCCTCAACCAGGAGATACGGCAGCAGTATTAGCTCAAAAGAAAGCAAACCGTGACTTAGTTCAGCAAGGTCTTACACAAGAAGCCGGACAGTTTAATATCAATGCAGCATCTGGTGACACCGGATTTAATTGGTAATCTATGCCAAACGAACAACTCGACCCACAAGCCAAGGCTTTAGCAATGGCTATTCGTCATCATGAAACCGGCAATCGGCAAATTGCTGGTGCTTCTGGCGAGATTGCAAGTCGTTATCAATTTTTACCTTCAACGTGGAAATCTGGTGCTGCAAAGTATTTAGGAGACGCAAACGCTCCCGTTACTTTGGAGAACGAAAACAAAGTTGCTTATTCTCAGATTAAAGAATGGAAAGATAGCGGAATGAACCCTGGTCAGATCGCAGCTGCTTGGAACGCAGGGCCTGGTTCTATAGCTGGTGATAAGTGGAAAACAATGAAGGGGACAAATGCACAGGGGGTAAACTATGATGTGCCTAAGTACGTTGCTTCTGTTTATTCAAACTATCAGAAATTAAAACCTGCGGAACAACAAAAGTCTGCACAACCACAAGAAGGTCTTTTATCATCTATTGGTAAGAGTATTTTAGAAACTCCTGCTAAATTAGGTACGGCTATCTATAACGTAGCCTCTTCTGCTGGGCCTGCTGCGACAGCGGTAGGATTAGATATTTTAGGAGAAAAAGAAAGAAGTAAACAGCAACAGATTTTAGCAGAGCAAGAACTTAATAAAGCACGCGACCTTCCTTTTCTCGGAAAAACAGAACCAATGTTTGCTAAGAATGTTGCGGCTGGGAATGATTTAGGTGTTCTTAAAGAAGCTATCGGTGGTGCTGCGGAACTGGCGTCTTACGGAATTGGTGGTGGTGCTGCTAAAAATATCGTTGGTGGTGGTTTGAAAGGTGCTTTGGGGCGTGTCGCTTTGGGTACTGGAGAAGCAGCGTTAGGTGGTGCAATGCAAGCTGGTGGACAAGCTGCTGTACAAGGAAAATCTGCCGGTGAGATTGCTTCCGCTGCTGGAAAAGGTGCTTTGTATGGTGGCGCAACTGGTGGTGTACTTGGTGCTGCGCCTATTTTAGCGAAAGGTGCGGCGAAATTAGCAGCTCCTACAGCAAAGTTTGCTATTGGAAAGTCTATCGGTGTTGGGACGGAACATATTGGAACTATTCTAAACCCTGAAACAGCCGCTGATTTTGCTGCTGCTCGTGCGTCAAATCTGGGTCGCGAAGAGCTTGCAACAAAGGTAACTTCTAAATTTGAGGGATTAAAGAATGAGGTAGCTGGACTAGGAAAGGCCTATGAGCCTATACGAGCCTCTACGGCGCAAGTAGACATCCCGAGTGGGTATTGGAACGAAAAACTATCTTCTCTTGGTGTGAAGCTCAAAGACGGGGTTGTAGACCGCTCTACGTCTAAAGTAATGACGCAGGCAGATGCTAATGCAATAAATGACTTCTTACAGACTTATGCAAAAGAAGGCCCTGTTGTAGCTGAGGATTTTCTACGATCGCGTGAAGGGCTTGCCAACATCGCTAAATACGATATGGCAAAGTCTACTGTATCGACTGATATTGGTTCTAGTTTGAGAGAAGCGTTTAATAATGATTTTAGAGCAAATGTCCCTGGACTTGCAGAAGCAGACGCAGCGTTCGCTCCAGTTAGACAGTTCTTCGGTGAGCTTTCTAAAGACTTAACTACGGGTGGAAAATATAAACCAAATCTTTTTTCTAAGATTGCTAACGCTGGAAATAAAAGTAATCAGGTTCTTTTAGAGAAACTTGAGAGACTCTCTCCTGGAATAACAAAAGATATTAAAATCTTGGCAGCACTTGAAAACATTGAACTCGCAAGCTCCGGTCAGAAAGTTGGTGCTTATGGTCAAGGAATTTTATTGGGTGGTGTTGGTGCGTTAACTGGTGGCCCTGTCGGTGCAGTAATTGGGGCTATTTTATCGAGCCCTAAAATTATTGTTCCTATCTTAGAAAAGATCGCAGCGGCTCGTGGACTTGCTACTGGGTTTGCTGAGAAACTCGGTAATAAAATTATAAAGGGCGTTAAGCCTTCTTCGTTTGAATCAAACATCATAAAAGAGGCTATTGACGCAGAAGTGGCTTTGCCGACATTTACTACTAAAGCACTCCCAAGACTTCCACCAGAAACAAATCCTGCTTTAATACTTCCAGAGTTTGCTAGCCCACAAAAGATTGAACTACCTGGGCCGGGTATTTTAGAGGGTCAACGAAATATAATTCCGCCTAAGTTTACGCCTGGTGAGTCTGGTATTGTTAAAGGTGCACAAAACTTTGTTATCCCAAAAGAACCACTATCATTGACTAAACAGATCCAGAACATAGAAGATAAATTTAGAAAAGAAGCGGGTTTAATGGCTCCAACAGAAGGTGCAGGTGTTAGACAGAGAAATGTAACTGACGCAGTTGGTGGTGTTAACTTTGTTGCAAATGAGTTCAAGTTAAACCGTGCTAAGTCTGACATGTTTAAGCGTGCAGGAATGGCAAAGGATTACGCGAAACAAACTCTTTATGAGAATGATCCAACCTACAAGGCACTTGTTGATAAACGCGATGCTGCTATTGAATCCCAGATTGACGTAGCAGATCCAGCTGAAAAAGACTTACTTTCAAAGTTCGATGAATATCTTAAAAACGAAGAAGAACAATTAAAACAATATGCAAAAGAACAAGGAACGCTTAGCGAGAATCCAGGCATTACGAGCGAAAATTAAGGCTAAACTAACTGGCAAAAAATAGTTTTAGTCTAGAATAGAACTCTTCCAAAATAAAGTAGGAACAACGGTACTAGAACAAACAAAAATAAAGATAGTGTTAAACAATCATCTACTCTTGCTACGATGTCTTCTGTTGTAACTTTTTCAAATTCTTTCATAGGATAAATAGCGCCCCCATTTTTACGACGTGGGGGCTTCGTCGGTTAGTTGATGTCTTCGAGCTCCACTTGCAGGCCGACTTCGTGTTTGCAGATCTCGCAAGCGAACAGCATGATGGTTTCACCACCATTGCGAGAGAACTTGCCTGTCCAGACAAACATGCGGCTCCGGTTGCACTTGGCGCATCCGTACTTGAACTGTGGGAGATTGTCTTTCATGACCCCTCCACTTTCGACAAGTAGGTCAGCATCACCTCTTCGTCGCTCATGGGCTCTTTGAGCTTCTGGCGCATGTTCTCGATGTCTTGGCCTGAGAACTCTTTGCCTGCAATCATGACGAGATCAATCAGCCGGTGGGCTTCTTCTACGGTCAGATTGTCGAAGCACACATGCCATGCGAGATGCCATGAGGCAGGGAGACTAACGATGTTGTCTTGGTCGTGGCCACCGCGCGACTTGCAAAAGATGTGGTGTCGGTTGGTGCTCTTCATTTGCGCCCCTTTTGCTTTTTGCTCGGGTACTTCTCTTGCAGTTCGTCAGCTTGAGAAGTTCGAGAGCCGAGTTTTTGGAGCTGCGGGATATCGTGGTCGGGTTCTTTCCACGCCGAGCTCTTGGCAAAGTTTCCACCTGAGCGCAGGCATTCCTCACAGTCAGCGGTGAATTCAAGGTTGCGACCGTCGTTGATAGTTTCAACGAGCCTAGAGCAGCAGCAGACGATTCGTGACATCTAATCCTCCGCTTCGACGACATGAACGCCGTCATCTTTCTTGATGAGCAGTATCGAGTGCTTACAGTTGTTGCAGCAATCATACCACTCGCCTGTTTTGTTGGAGATAGTCCGTCCCATTTTGCCCGTTGGAGCAAACAAGACGACTTTCTTGCAGCTGCGACAATAGGTCTGGTAGAACTTGACGCTTTTCATAATCACCTCCTGTATGCGCCTGTAAGGGCGCACGAGGAGACGACTAATCGTTTTTTGTAATTGACTTGTTGAGCCACATTGCACTTTCTTCGAGCTTTGTTAGGGCGAGAGAAAGACCGCGGGTTCTTTCTAAAGCAGAAACTTCTTTATAGAGTGCTTCATACTTATCACGAAATAACTGCATGAGCTCTTTTTGTTCGTCTGTTGGCTGAACGTATTGTAACGTTGGCATAAAAAATGGATTAGTGAGTGTTTAATCACTCGGTACAGCGGTCTTCGGCTTACAGGTAGTCCACACAAAGGAAGAGCACAGGATAGCCGAACGGGTTTATTCAACCACTACTCAAGGGAAGCCCCAAGCTGAGGCTTAGGACTTTATTATACACTTTATTTTCTAAGACTGATAATCCCTAAAAGGCCAACAATAAACAAAATTGCTGATGCCCAAGCCAGTAAAGCTATTGCATACAGATTATCTTTATAAATCTCAAGACAGAACATAGCTGCAAACGGAACGCACATCAAGATATATTTGAGCATAGTTATTTTAGTTTCTCTCTGATTAAGTCGATGTGCGTTAATAAATCCAATGAAACTGTTATGTCCATTGCGTCAGTTTCAACAAGTTCAATCAACTTTTTCAACCACTCTACAGGGACTTCGATGGTGTCGGGGACAAACTGGCGATCCATCATTTCTTCTGTTGTCATAGTTTTTTTAATATCCACTCTTCAAGAAAGTTTATTTGGTCGTCTGTAAACCCAGCAGCAAGCCCGCTACGGATAAAGCTATTATACTCTGACTCCCCACACCATAGACAGACACGGTCGTCTGTGTGACCTGTTATCTCCTTACACACCCCACAGTATATTTTTGGCATACCTATTTCAACTGATTAAGTATTTCTTCGGCTTTAGCTTCTTCTTCTTCGATACGGTCGTTATAGCCAATGTGACGCAAAGTGTTCCAATCGGTGCTTTGAATTTTCCCTACCATCTCCCCAACAGCCTCTCTCACAATATCCTCAAACGCTGCACGGAGCACTCTAATTTCATCTTCTGACATTGCTAGTGTAAAGGCAAGGCTCTCAATAAGCTCGTCGATTTTATTTTTTAGCATATCACTTTATTCCAGTTCTCTTATTATAGGTAAACGGTATCCCGAGAGCTGTGAGACGGGAGCAGAAGTGTTTTACATAGAAGTCTAGTGCTTCGGTATTCCTTTCAATGTTAAAGTTAATTTCTTTTTGATAGCGGTCGAATATCAACTTCTTCTCTGCTTCATTCAGCTCCACAAGTCCGAAGTGTTTAGCGAGGAATTGTTTAAGCATATTTATTTAAGATGTTCAGCTAGGAACTTAGCAATGTTTAGCGGCTGCTGGGTCTTCGTAGGTTCGTTTCTCTAAAGCCTTAACGCGTATTTTTAAGTCTGTTATCGCACCCAAGATTTCCTCCTCCGTTAGTTTTTTATCTTCAACGGGTTTAATCCAGCCGAGGGAAAGGAGTGTGCTGGTTTGTAATAAAAACATTTCTGGATCTTCATCAGTTCTATAGCGAGTTATAGTAAAATCTGGCGGTGCTGGTTTATATTCCTCCCCTTTCTTAGCCCATGGTGTGTCGATTGCCCAGAGGTAGGTTGTCATAGGTTATTCGCTGTAACTACTAGAAGCCATTAGTGAAAATATAACTATAAAAGATGTGCAGCCAAATGTTGCTATTAGGCCGTCAATACTGTGGAACCAAAGTGATAATCCAGTTGCCCAAGCTGCTGATGTTAGAATAAGTGTTAGAAAGATTTTCATATTTATTTCCCCTCAATAATATCTCGCTCCACTTTCATTCCGACTTTTATTTTTCCTTTAAGTTCTGCGTAGGAGTAGGTCATATTATTCTGTTTCTAATACATCATCGAAAATCTCAGGTGAGATAAATTCTTGGTTGTTTGAGTTGATAAGTTCACCACCATAATATCCATTGCTGTAATTACGGAACGAGAATACAGAGGTTACTTCGCCAAACTCAGGGTCAAGTGTTGTGATTTGAAATCCGTATACACTTATTGAATCATCAGTTGATTTTTTATCTGTGAACGAAGTCCAACCGTAGTTAGGGTCTTTTTTTTCAACAATGTCACTTGGCTCAAGTTCACACTCTTTTACTTCTGTAACAGGATTCCCCGCAAGGAGTTTTTTGACCCCATGGAAGTCATAGAAGTAGGACGTTGAGCAGCAATCACCATCAACTCCATAGGTGAATGTTTTATCGTTAGTAACGAACCGTAGATAATTTTCATTGAAGAAAATCTGCTTTATTATTTTTCCTGGTAGGTCCTTGTCGATTGTTGTGCTATACATCATATTATTGGTACTTAGAGATAATGTTCAAATAATCTTGTCTTGAAAACTTAGTTAGCTTTTCTTTTTCTCTTTCGAGTTCTTGTAAAATTCCATCTCCATATTTTCTTAAAAGAAAGAGCGTATATTCAGGCTTTGCACCCTCTTTGAACATGTTGTCTCCGACACACTGTGGGTGGCAGTTCTTTTCGTGGTATCTAGTCCCCATGTGCATTCTGCTCCAATAATGTCCGTTCTGAAGTTCGCTTATCAAGGCTTTCTTTCCGCACGTCACGCACCAGTTATAGCCTCCTATCGAGTCTCTATTTCGGATCCACTTAGAGAAAACCGCGTCAGCTAACCTTTTAAGCTTTGAGATAGACGGTAAGGGCTTTTTCTTTACTTTCTTCTTTCCACCTGTCTGCATTGACTTTGTAATGGGTGGCATACTAGGTAAGGTTTTTAGCTTGGTTGTTAAAATGGTCAAGCATTTTCTTTTGGGCTTGGATTATCTCTTGAAGTCCGGCAGCGATGTTTTCAAAGTACACTTCCTTTTGTCCCTCCTCTGTTCCTTTAGCAAGGCCTTCTGCTTTTCCGATAGACATGTCTTGTTGGAGATAAGCGGCGAAGAAGTGGTTACGCATTGCTTTATGCTTTCCGTGTAGTTCTGAGAACTTGTAGAAGTAGTTTGCAAGTAGCCCTAGAACCTCTACAGTGCGATTTGGGAGGAGTACACCACGGGACTGGGCTATTTCACCTCTAATCTTTTCTATCTCTGCTAGGCAGTCCGTAGTGTTTTTATCCAGCTCCATATCAGCAAATTACTTTCTTAGTTCGTTTCTTAGAATACTTGTAGCCGATTATCTGACCTTTCTTGTACAGGGTTTCGATCCACGTTGGGGCCTCGCTCTTATTCAATCTGCGTTCAATCGTTCTCTCCTTAATTTTCAGTTCTTTTGCTAACTCGTGAATATCGTCGAGGCTTAGATACTTGTTATATTTGACTAGGTTATAAGCGATTTGAGCACATGAGAGTTTAAGTAAAGAGCGAGGCTGCATAGTGGTTTAGAAAGGTAGGTCTGATGAGTTTTGAGTTCCTTGTTCTTTTGGCTTTTGTTCAAAGGTATAGAGTTTAGTATCTGGGAGAAAGTTTAGTTCAATCCCGAACTCCCCGTCCTTAAATTCTGTTAGAGTTCCTACAGGGAGCCAAACTGTTTTTTCTACTCCGTCCTTTGTGTAAGTTTTCTTTGAGTTGATGTTGAATCGGCGCATATTAGAAGTGTAAGTCTGGGTCAATACCTAGCTTGACCTCAATTTTATAGATAAGTTTTTTTACTTCTTCCTTAGTAAGTTTAGGGTTTGGTGTGGTGTTTAACTTTTCGAGTGCCCCGCGTAATTGAGTTTCGTCTAGAGTATCAATCCCTTTGTCTACTTGTTCAAATACGTTTGATACGTCGTCCGAGATTACTTTTTTTGTTCGCTGGGTTGGAACCTGCTCGCCGGCGGCATCATTATCCTTGTCTGTTACGATTCCGAGCATTGAAGAAAGTGCGTAGCGTCGGAAGTATGTATAAGCAGAACCCATTACCTGATAAGCGTTCATCTTTGCAAGTTCGATGTCTGTAGGGACTTCTGCGTAGCCTGTAATTGTTTCGCCGCTTTCTACATGGAAAAGTGTTGTTTCGATTCCACGATCCTTTAAGATTTGAGTAAACCCGAGTCCGTTCTCTTTTAAGAGAGGCATGATTACGGAATAAATCTTTGGGAGATCTGCGTAGGTATATCCATAGCCTGATGTGTCTTTATGGATTACAGGGCAAGACTGTTGAAATGCTGCGAGTGCTTTATAGATGTTCTTCATACTACTTAATGTTTTCGATAAATCTTTGCACGTCTGAACCTTTGAACGGATGCTCGCCATTCATCTTAGTTGCTTTTGGGTCTCGGGCAAGGAAGTTTCCTCGTGTAGCTTGTGTGCCGATAAAGCGGATATATTTCACGGTGTCTCCTGTGATTCCGGGAAAGGTGTTGTCGTCAGCGAGTTCTCGTAGTGAGTAGTGCTTGTTGGGTTCAATCATACAGTTAGTTCGTAATAATTCAGTAGTTTTTTATGTATTCTTTTCAGTGCTTCGACCTCTTGTTCTGATAAGTGTAATTTAAGTGTCGTCATGATATAGGTGAGTGTTGATAACTCTTTCGCTGCCTCGATTACTGTTTGTTCTTTCATAGGCCGGATTCTTTAGCGAGTGTACATGGGTCTTGCTCGTCGTACTCTTTCAAGCAGCGGTCGTCTTCGTCTGATTCGTGGCCTTCTTCCTCACAAGCAAAGCAATATGGTGCGTCTGGCTCTGGGCCAAAGTCTTCGAGCGTGAGTTCTGGGCGAATTGTTTTATCATTTGCCATAGGGTTGTTGTTTGATGGATATACTATATCACAGGGTGTACAGTGTGTCAAGTGGATAAGTCGCTTAGTATATTTTATTTCCTCTGCCTTGGTTACATGGCTTACACGCCAAGCGTATGTTCTCGTAAGTTCCTTTCCCTCCTAAACTTTTAGGGATTAAATGGTCTCTTGATAAATCTTCTAGTTCGTACTGCCACTTACAGATCCAACAGGTATAGTTATATTTCTTAGCTAGTTTTTTAAGGGAAATCATACCCTTGTAACTAATCTGATAAGACATAGCGTTTAACTTCGATGAACTGTTTACCGTAGCTTCTAGCTCGCTGTAAGTCCATTCCGGTATACCAGTCAACTGCACCCGTTCGATTGTAGCGCGAGTTCATCCGGTCGAGCACAAGACAATCTCCGAGGCCGACAACTGTCAAACGTGTTCCGATTGGATAGTCGTTAGAGGCGCATACATTCTGACCGGTGGCGTAGAGTTTACAAATATCCTTTCCCGATGCAGCGGTACATGGAGAATTATCAGTTTCCTCTACGCGGCTTGTGTACATCGTTACAGGGGCTTTATCTGATTCAACGTAGAACTTGACGTTATGAGCCTGTCGGAATGTAGGCTGTGGGGCCACAGGAGCACCTACAAGGCAGATAAGTAGGTAGCCGAGTACAATCACACTACCGATGATGATTGAGCGTCTTACAAGGGCTGTCATGGGCTTTTTGAACTTTCCGTTACGAGCGCGTGGCTTTTCGAGATACAAGGGGGCTTTTTTCATAAAGAACGAGTTAGTTTTAATCTTGGAACATTTCTAATCTTGTTTGGAACCGTTCGATGACTGCGTCTCTTAGTGATTCAGTCATTTTCGGATCCGAGTTCATTGTGTCCCAGAGATAATCTAGTTTCGACTGTACTAGCTGTGGGAAGTTTGGCTCTTGGTTTCTGTAAGCGGTTTGGATGCTTACAAAGAGTAGGTGGGCTAAGTTATCGTATTTTGACATATAGTTTCGTTATCAAGTGGCTTTCGTGGGGAGGGATTAAGCCGTAGCCTATTCCCACCCCGTCCAGCTTTCAGAAACTCTATGAGCTTCTGTCCTGATGAATCTAATATATCACAGTGGTTACAGTGTGTCAAGTAGCACTTATCCACTATTTATTTTCCTCACAAAATCTATTAAACGCTGAGATGCACATAGCTTCAACTTCTTTTTCGGCCTTCTTGGATCCTGTAATAATATACTCGAATATAAAGTTTTCTTCTGGTAGGTCTGAGTAAAAAAGTACACAATCCTGCTCCTTCTCCGCATTCTCCATAAATTTTATGTACTGCTCTTTCTTGGTGTATTCAAATGGCAAGAGAAAGTTGTGGTATAGACGATAGATGTTTATGTTGATTGTTCCGAACATGTGTAATCTTTCTGCAATTTGTGCGCCTTTTTCAATTTTTGTCATATAAGTTTGGTTTGTCTATCTTGTAATTTAATATTAAAGCCTTTTTTAACGTACTGATAACCACACGCGCAGTCTATAACGACAACTGATTGATTCTGGCTATACCAGCTTTCGTCCTCGTTAAAAACTACTGTAGCTAACTTCTTCCCGATACAGTCGGGGCAATAGCTTAGGTTTACATATTTTTTAAGCATATTTAGCCTGTACGTCCTCAATGTCTGGAAGCATGCCGTATGAATACATCGTGTCGAATCTTTTGAGCCAAATATTATATTGCTCGATCTCCTCAGAATTAAATGGCTTGTCCATTACCCGTGACCACTCGGAAAGCTGAAGTGTTGAGTCCTTGCCGTAGTTCCCTGTTACAGGAGTTATAACCTTTCTAGCTTTTTTGATTATTCCCTCAACACACTCAGCAAAGATAAGTTTTCTTGCTGCAAGCATTTCTGGTTGGTCTTTGTAGAACTTTAAGATATTAGCGTCGAGCGGTTTCATATTTGTCTTGGTTATTATATGGCTCAAACTTTGTTCCGTTGTGCCATAGTTTAATCTTTTGGCTTACACCTTTAACGCGGTCAAGCTCCACAGATAGAATTGCTTTTTTTGTATATACGTCCATATCATTATCGTCTGTGGTTTTTTTCGCTGCCTCTTTATTTTTTAAGCGGTACATCATCAAAACAACATCTGCTTCTTGGGTAATAAACGACGAGTCTCGAATATCTGTCCAGTCAGGGACTTTGTCGTCTTTAATTTTCTGAACGTGTGTGATAAGCATTATCGGAATGTTTAAGTTTACTGCCATGCGCTTGATCTCGCGGACAATTCCACCAATAAGAAAAGAGGTGTTCTGGTAGTCTTTCAGTGGTAAAAGAAAGTGAAGATGGTCGATAACTACAAACTGTACGTTATTTTCTGCCATACCTTTCACAATGGCCTCGTAAAGCCACTGAAACTGTAGGTCTCCTCCGCCTCGATGTAATTCAAGCGGCATAAAAAGTGGGAGTTTTGATGGCGTGCCTGTCGGTGCTTGTAGTCCGTCCATCGACATAAATTTCTTGGTTACCTCTTGCCAGCCCATTTCGTAGGAGAAAAACAATGATCCGATATTCTTTTTTGACATATCAAACATCATGGTTTGAGCAAGGGTTGTCTTTCCTTGCTTGGTAGGGGCTGAAAGGACGTATAAGCGGCCTCTCTCTAGTCCTCCGAGTACTTCATCAAGTTCGTCGTTTCCAACGCTCACAGACGCTGTTTTAGGCTCCACACGAAGTTTTAACAGCAGGTCTTCGTACGAATAAAGCGAGAGTGGTGTAATTTGATCGTAGTCACGTCCTTGCTTAAGTGATTCTTCTAAGTACTTGCTCATAGTTAGTTATCGTAAATTCCTGAATTAAATTTTTCATCTGATTCGTTGGCCTGCTCCTTTATCAATCGTTCGATGTCAGGGACGTTCTGTAAAGTATTGATTGAGAATGATCGGTTTATACTTTTATAAAATGTCACTGCGCGTTTCAAGTAGCTTACTGTTTTGTCAAAGTCTTTTCCGAAGTATTGGTACATCGTTGATAGCGAGGTTGCCCACGGGCCGCCATCGAAAGTGCCTCTAATCTCAACCCCTGTTATGTCTGCGTAGCTTCTAACTAGTTGCGCCATTGTCTGGCTTCCGTGCTTGGACTTTTTCTTTTTAGTAAACTCAGGTTCGTAGGTTAGTTCTTCCATAGGGAATTTCTCTAGTCCGATTTGAATTAGGTTTGTGGCTTCTGCCACTGAATTATAATTCTTTAATTCTTTTAATTCTTGATTGTAGTCATTTGTTTGTCGTTTGTTTGTCATTTGTTTGTCAGACTGCTTGTCGTTTGTCTGATACTCTACCCACTTATTTATCTTAACTAAGCTAAATTTGTTGCTTGTTTTGATTGTCAATCTGCTTGTCGTTTTTAGGTAGTCAAGCGCAGTTCTTACCTTTCTTGGTGACAGACACGTTTGTTCTGCTAGTCTGTATATTCCCGTTATAAACTCCCCTGGTTCGATTTCAACATCGGAGCCATTAAATGGGAACTTCTTTTTTTCATGGGACGCTAACATGAGGCACGCACTAAATACTATAAAAGCGTTGTGGTTTTGAAACAGTGAACTCTCTAAAATTTTTCGATGTAGCCGAACCCATCCTATTGTCATATAAAGATCGTACAAAAAAATCCCACTTCATAGCCCACCTCACCAACTGATAACCGCAACTAGTCGGCTGCCCGTGGGCATAAGTGGGTGAACTATGAAACAGGATCTTTAATGTCTAGTTGCTTTCACGTCCTTTATCAGGAGGACTAAAACATCATAGCACATAAATACTAAAATTTCAAGTAACAAAAAAGCACCGCGTATGCTCAGTGCTTTCTTGCAGTTATTTACACAGTCCTTTGATAGCCGTGTGAATAGGGATTAAGTATATCAGAAAAGTTTATCCACAGGACGAGATAAGAAAAAAAGAGTATAATATCTTCATGGTTGTTCACTCTTCCCAATGTTTCAAGTTTCAATGCACAATGTGTTCAAAGCACTGGATGATTTCAAAATGGATGCACCCACAAACTATTCTAAAGTGGTATCAAGCAGATTTTTCTAAAGAACTTATAAAAACAAAATGCGTCTCGTGCCAAATAAAGTATAACGGCCGAGTACCAGACATTTGTAACATGTGTAAACAAGAACTATGAAGAAACAGATTTTGTTCAATGAGGATGCGCGTGCAGCACTTAAACGCGGGGTTGATATTCTAGCAAACGCAGTAAAAGTAACATTGGGTCCAAAGGGTCGCAATGTTGTTTTGGATCGCGGATACGGCTCACCAACAATTACCAAAGATGGTGTTTCTGTTGCGAAGGAAATCGAACTTGAAGATAAATTTGAAAATTTGGGCGCTGAGCTTGTGAAAGAAGTTGCATCAAAAACAAACGATGTTGCGGGTGATGGAACAACAACGGCGACGGTGTTGGCTCAGGCAATTCTAACCGAAGGACTTCGTAATGTTACTGCTGGCTCGAGTCCACTCGCGATTCGTCGTGGAATTGAAAAGGCTGTTGATGCGATTGTGCTTGAGCTCAAAAATATTTCGCAGCCCGTTGCGGGCGATGTAATTCAGCAGGTTGCGTCGATTTCAGCGAATGATGAGGCGATCGGTGCTATTATCGCAAAACTGTTTGATGATGTTGGCCATGGTGGGGTGATAACTATTGAAAATGGATTTGATGGGATTACAACAGAGGTGGTAAAGGGCATGAGTTTCAAAAGAGGTTTTGCCTCACCTTACCTAGTTACAGATAACGAAAAGATGGTTGCGGAATACTTCGATGTTCCTCTTTTGGTCGTAAACAAAAATATCTCAATGATAAAAGAGCTTTTACCAGTTCTTGAAAAGGTTGCGGGTGTTGGTAAAAAAGAGATTGTTATTGTAGCTGAAGGATTTGAGAACGATGTGCTTGCAGCTTTTTCAGTGAACAAACTAAAGGGAGTGTTTAGTATTCTAGCAATTAAGTCCCCCGAGTTTGGATCACGTCGTACCGACTTTCTTCAAGACTTATCCATCCTAACGGGCGCAACACTCATTTCTCAAGAAGCCGGCAAAACACTCGAGGATGTTGAGATGGGTGACCTAGGTAAAATTAAAAAGATATTTTCAACAAAAGAAACAACCGTCGTGGTGTCTGATGGAAGTAATCAGGAAGCAGTAGAAGAGCGTATTACCTATCTGAAAACACTCTTGAAATCTCCCGATAAGCAAACAGCACTCGAAAGAATCGCAAAACTTTCTGAAGGTGTTGGTGTTATTAAGGTTGGGGCAAACACCGAGACAGAGGCAAAGGAATTAAAACATCGAATTGAAGATGCTGTTTCGGCTACGCGAGCTGCGATTGAAGAGGGAATAGTTGCCGGTGGAGGCCTTGCACTTTTAAGAGCGCAATCGTCGCTAGATAGTTTAGAAGTTTCAGAAGACGAACGTATTGGAGTAGAAATTATTAGACGTGCGACAGAATCACCGTTTAAGCAGATAGTATTAAATGCAGGCAAGGACAGTGAACAACTGTTGCAAAAAGTAAAAGAACTAAGCGGAAATAATGGATATAACGCTGAAACAGACAAGTTTGTTGACCTTGTTTTATCTGGTGTGATAGATCCAACAAAAGTAACACGCACAGCACTTCAGAACGCCGCCTCCATCGCGTCTTTAATTTTGACAACCGAATGTGTTGTTGCTGAAAAAGTTGAAGAAAAATAGTATGTTTATACTCGGGCTTCTCGTCGGGCTTGCAATAGCAACTCTAATTCTTGTAACGGTAGCAGTCTTTAACATCGCTCCCGCGACTATACAAGGCCGTGTGAGAGGTTTAACCAACAAACTTGATATAGACAAAGGCGACATCATCGAACCACCACCAGAGGGTGAAGATGTCTTTAACACGTTCTTTAAGTAATATGGATCACTACCTATGTAAAAAGAATATCTATTGTGACTTTGAAACCGTTATCAATAACGAAGACATCTTAAAAGAGGTATGCACAAATTGTGGTAAACATGTATACTATAACAAAGTTGGAGGTGGAATTGATGATAAACAGTATATGCGGGATCATCGACGAGACTGGACACAACCATTTACAAAAGAACACGGAAACTATTTGAAGATGTTTGGAACTGCCGGAATAGATGCGATGAAAGAAGCCGGCCAGATGAAATATCGTAAACAACAAGCCGAATTAGAAGTAAAAGAATTATTAGCAGAAGACCGTAAACAACAAGGACTATGATTAAACTAACTTTATATTGCGACAAGTGCGATAAGGAATGGGACAGAAAAGAAGGCCAGATTGATTTTGGTAACTTCCACGTTACCTGTAAAGAATGTGTCGAGGCTGAGAAAGTTGAACCCGGAGAAGTGACACCAGAAGCCAAAGAAGAAACCGTATGATTACATTTGTTCCAAAAACACCTCAGACAGAGGATGTCCCAGAATGTTTGCGCTGTATAACCTGCGGGATTCTTGTTGAAGATGTAACCACACAAAGCCTTACAGTACACGACGACCCAGATGCAAACTATTTAGTTTTTTTTCAATATCACCAAGACTGCGAGCCAAAATTATCTCTTACAGAAAGACACGAGAAAGAGGAAAAGATTATTAAAAAACTTGGGGTGCTTTCAATCGACAAAATAACCTATTTTACCATATGACCCCACTCCATAATTTCGTAGTAGTAGAGCGAGAAGAAAAGAAAGAAACAACCGCATCAGGTTTCATCCTCTCCCACTCCCCTACTGACAAACCTATCAAAGGAACCGTTAAATACGCTGGAGAAGCGTGTAAGTACGTTAAGGAAGGGGATACCATCATCTTCAAGAAGTACGCCCCTGATGAAGTAGAGATTGAAAACATTAAGTATCTTATTTTAGAAGAGACAGACATTTTAGCAAAACTATGAAATTCTTATACAACGAAGAACGCCACAAGAACGAATGGACACTCAACAGATGGTACGAGAAGACTGCTTTTGTAGTGGGAGTAATTTATGTCTCTCTCATGGCGTTAGCTTTTACCCTAGCTTTCGTGGCAGGATTCCTCGGAGCTTTATTTGAATAATATGGCAACAAACCCCAATGGAGCAAATCAATGGGTCTTAGATCCACGACAGAAACTCTGTTGGGAACTTTACGCAAGCCCTAAGTCAGAAACCTTTGGAAATGGTTTACAATCTGCAATAAAAGCAGGCTATGAACCAGAGTACGCAAACCAAATAACTACAACAGAATGGTTCAAAGATAAGGTTAGGAGACTCAACCTTCTGTCAAAGGCTGAAAAGGTACTCGATGAAACACTTGAAATAATACCAATAGACGAATTTGGAAACCCAGATTCTGCACTTCATAGAGTAAAGCTAGACGCAGCTAAATTCATTGCCTCAACCCAAGGAAAAGATGAGGGCTACTCAACTAGAACAGAGAACACAGGAAAGGATGGAGGCCCACAAGAGCATGTAGTCTTGTCAGGAGAGAATGATGACTTAGTAAAAGAATACGAAGCTAAACTTAGAGGACGTATAACTAAGTAAGTATGTTTTACGGATTCAATTCAATTGAAGAAGTGGAGAGACAGTTCGGCAACATCGACATAGAAAAAGCCGAAGTAAAAGTAATGAATGCTTGTAATAAAGGTAATAAGTGCACCGGTTCTCTTGGCGGGCTTTATCTTTACGAAGACGGAACAAAAGATAATGGAAGAGAAATAAATACATACCGCCTAAGAATAGGCGAAGACATAATTGCTTGGTAATGTTAGAGAATCTTTCAATACACGCACACATACAGAAGTATGGAATAAAAACGGAATCAGGAGTCCCCGTTGATTTCAGAGACCACCCATACATGTTTGATGTACTAAGTGATTTAGTATCGTTAGAACGCGACGTAGTGGCTTACAAAGGCGCACAGATTGGTTTTTCTCTCTCAGCTATTCTTGCAGTACTCTTTATCGCAAAGAACAAGAAGATTGATATTATTTACTGTGTAGATTTAGAAACTGAAGCTCTAACTAAAAGAGGATTTGTTAACGGAGTAGACTTGACACTCGACGACGAGCTTCTAACATTAGGCATGGATGGGGTTGCGCGTTGGACAAAAGTAGAAGAGGTTTTCATAAAAGAAGTTGAAACAACTGTATATAGGTTTAAGGGGAGAAACTTTGATGCAGTAACCACGGATAATCATCGCTGGCTAGTTAAAAACTTAGGAAATAAGCTAGAGTTCCTTGAATCAAAGGATCTAAGTAATGTTTGTAGGTATATTCCTAAGAAAGCACCAAATAATCCAACGGTTAAGAAGTATTTTTCTGATGAGTACGTGGCGTTATTGGCATGGATATTTTCTGAGGGCTATTACTGTAAACAAAAGAATAAGAAAGATAGCTCAATTATAATTTCTCAATCAGCAACAGTTAATCAGGAAAACTGTGAAGAAATTCGTTCGTTACTCAGGTCAAACAACACTCACTGGAAAGAATACAGCGGTCATCATGGGATGATAAATTTTAGGTTTGCATTTGAGCTGGGTAAAAAAATTAAAAATGATTTTCCGAATAAAGTGCCGACAGCCGACTTTGCTGCTAGACTTACAAGCGGACAGTGCAAAATTTTTATAGAAACATTTGTTAGAGGAGATGGTTGGATTGATAGCTCAGGTACGTTAGCGATTGCTCAAAAAGATAAGGACTGCGTTGACATCATAACGATGATAGCTGTGCTTGGTGGTTATGTACCTAGTGTAATTAAGCCTGGGAAAAACGGTGCTTACACCATAAGAATGACTCAGTTTGGAGAGGTTTATACGCGCGAGTTGAAACCAAGTGTTTCATTGGAAAGAATAAAAGTGTGGTGTCCGAGAACTCCACAAGGCACATTTTATGCTAGACGTGGCGGTAGATGTTATTGGACAGGCAATACGCTTCCTACAAACGAGGACATGCGTCAGTTCGCAGGAGGTAAAACAAATCGTATCATTGCGCAGAATCCTATTTATCAAGAATGGGTAAAGGAAAAAGACACTGTAGAACAAAAGACCGTAGGAGATAACATTGTTTACTATCGTGGTACGTTTTCACAGAAAGCCGCAATGATGGTTTCGTCTGATCTAAATGCTTATGATGAAGTAGATGCGAGTAATCAAGAGGTTATCGAGGGCTACGCTACACGTCTACAGCACTCTAAACTTAAAAGACAATGGTACTTCTCTCATCCCTCCGTGCCAGGAAATGGAGTATCTAAGCATTGGGACAGATCCGACCAGAAGCATTGGTTTATTACATGTGAACACTGCAAGAAAGAGCAATACATAAGCTGGCCTGAGTCCATTGATTTAGAACGAGAGATATATGTGTGCAAAGCCTGCAACGAAGAGGTTACTGATGATGTTAGAAGACGCGGTCGCTGGGTACAAAAATACAAGAACCGTCCGTTATCAGGATATTGGATTCCACTTCTTATATGTCCACGGGTTTCTGCGAAGGAAATCATCGGCTATAAAGAAACCAAATCGGAAGAATACTTCACAAACAAAGTTCTAGGGCTTCCATACGTTGGAGGAGGAAACAAGGTAACAGAAGACTTTATTTGGCGTAATCTCACTGATAAGGTAAACATGCAGGACGGGAAGATCGTTATTGGAGTTGATACCGGAGTTGATATTCGCTACGTTATCGGGAATAAGGATTCAGTATTTTACATGGGAGAGTGTAAAGACTATTCTGACTTAGAAGAGTTCTTAAAGCGTTGGCCAACCTCTGTAATGGTTATTGACCAAGGAGGAGATATTATCGGTCCTCGTAAGTTAAGAGAAAAATACCCGGGTAGAGTTTTCCTTTGTTTCTTTCAAGAAGACAAGAAGTCGATGCAGATTATCCGCTGGGGTGAGAATGATGAAGCTGGACGAGTTATTGCGGATCGAAATAGATTACTTCAATTAGTCATTGATGAGTTAGGAGACAAGAGAATTGCGCTACAAGGCACAAAAGAGGACTGGATGCCGCTTTGGACTCACTTCAGTCATATCTATCGAGTAGCAGAAGAAGACGCGCAAGGAAGAATTAAATATAAATGGCTACGCTCTGATCGCGATGATTTCGTACTTGCGCTTGCTTATTGGAGATGTGGCATGGATAGATTCGGAATAGGTAACGCAGAGATATTCGGTAAACAGATTTCTATTCCAGGTAAGCCAGGCTTTGATTCATTAAGCGGTATGCCAGCCCCACAGCATAACTTTGACACCTATGCAGACGACTGGAGAAGCTAGAGAAGTTAACGTACTCTTGACAGCTCTTGACGCACAGAGACTTTTAGTGTTTCAAAAGTATTACATCGAATTAAAAGAGATAATCGACGGCGGAGTGTTCGATACTAAGAACGGAAAAGCTATCCTATCTTTCAACTCAGATGGTAAGATGATGGAGATTGAGATACAAAAAAAGGTATACAGAGCAAAAGTGTGATATAATTAAATCGTCCTTACCTAAACATTAGGCGGGCTTCTAAGTTCAACTCATACGCTTCGTACAAGCATAAGTACGTAGTGGGTTGGGCCTAGCAGCTCGCTTTTTTTATTTCTTATGGGTCTTTTAGATGGAGTGCTCTCACTGGGAGCAAATATAAACAAAGTCAAAGACGCAGAACAAACACTTGAACAAGGTGTAGTTTCTCCACTCTTGCCGGAACTTAAATTAGACCTTTCTGACGAAGAGCTGATTAAACTCTCTAAGAAATGGATCGCACGTTACGAACCCTACCAGAAGGAGATTTCAGAAAAACAACAGATAAATGAGGACTACTGGTTAGGGAAACAGTACTCTGATGAACTTACAGCACAAAAGCGACCGTTGGTTGATAATTTGATGTTTCAGGCACTTGAAACATTTTTACCTATTGCAACATCTAAGCGTCCTGAGCCTGTTGTAACGTCCGACAATACACCAGAGGGAGAGAAGCTAGCTTCGGATACACAGAAAATGCTTGCATATCAAGCAGATATTCTCAAGATGAAACTCAAGGTTAAACAAGCTGTTAGATACTGGGCAATGTATTATCTCGGAGTAGCTAAGATGGGCTTTGATATTACAACGAATGACATTACAGTAAAGATTATCCGCCCACAGACGAAAATGGCAACCTTTCAATGAAGAAAGCGTACAGTATTTATGAGAAGTTAGAAGCAGCAGAAGGAAATGACAAATCAGAGGCTCGCAAAAAACTTGCTTCTATTGTTACACCGG